ACGCGAACAAGGACTACACCGTCAACAAGGCGGGCAAGGTCGTCGGCAAGGACGGCAGGGAAATCACCAGCCTGAAACTGTCCGACGGCACAGAACTGCCAATCACATGGTCTAAGACCACTGACTCCAAAACCCATGTGACCACCGTCGTGGGAACCGTCAACCAGAAGTACAAGACCATCGACCCGGAAACCAAAGCCGAATACGAGTGGACGATTCAAGTCAACCAATCCTACTCCCGTACCGACACTTGGAGCGGTGAGGTAGAAGGGAAGACGTTCCAGTTCACGAACAATCCGGAAACCGGCGACCAATCCTACACGGCCAGCGAACCGTCCGACAAGGTTCCGGGACGTATCACCGTGCGTACGAACGACTCCGACGACACGTTCACGTTGAACCACGGCGACCTGAAGGACGTACGCCTCACAGCCAACGGCACGTTCGCCAAAGTGGACGTGACCGGCACAGCCGTCTACCATGTCGGCGCTAAGAACGGCAATCCGGCGTTCGACGTTTCCATCCAGTTCAAATATTCCACGGGTGAGAACATCACTCTGGCCGACGGCACCCAGTTCACCGTATCCGGAGAAAACCCGGACGGAACCGTGGAAGCCGTAGCCAATGTGCCCGCCAACAAGTCCTATCATGTGAGCAAAGACCGCAAGGTCGTTGACAAGGACGGCAATGAGGTCAAGACAGTCAAACTGTCCAACGGCAAAAGCCTGAACATCGCATGGAACGTCAGCGTGGACAACGCCACTCACGTGACATCCGCAACCGGCGTCGCCACAGGCAACTACGAGTACACGGACGTTCAGACCGAACAAACCAAAATCTGGCATATGACCGTCAACTTGGGAGATTATTCACGTACCAACACTTGGTACGCGCAGGTTGGAGATAAGCAGATTCCGCTCATAAATCTTCCGAACGCGGGTGGTAACCAGTCCCTCACCACTCCGACCGTGAACGTCCGTCCGACCACCGTGACCATCGGCTCACTGAACGAAGACGACAACACCAAGTTTACGATTGAACCGACCTTCAGGGAACAACACATCACTTCGGGCGATAAGCTCGGCACAGCAATCGTATCCGGCACAGCCGTCTACCATGCCGACGCGAACCCGGATAAAGGCTTGCCGCAGTTCGACATCACCGTACCATTCGAATATTCGATTGGCGAGGAAATCACGTTGAACAATGGCACCGATAAGGGGACTCCTTTCAGCAAGTACGAAGATGGTTCCTATCACGCCGGATATTCCGCAACGGGCCTGTCCGACAAGGACAACAGTCCTTCCTACCATGAGGTCACACTGTCCAACAAGGACAAAGCCACCGTCAAATGGGAATCCACTCCCAAGACCATGGTGGGTGCCGACAACGAGCATAATATCGTCGTGCTCTCCGGAACAGCAGAGGGAACCGTGACCGTCGATGACGGACACGGCAACAAGATTGAACAAGCCTACACGGTGGGAACCCGAGACGTTCGTCCCGAGGATAAGAACTTCACGAAGATGACGCTCACCCAGACTTCCTCCGACGGCAAGTCCAAGAGTTACGAAATCAATAAGACGGACTTTGATGAGAACCATCAGAAAGTCGTTGACCTTCCCGCCTCCGACGCGAAGGACTCCTTCTCCCTCTCCGCCGAACATGGTCTCGACGCGGAAGTATCCCGTCCGAAACTGAGTGTTGACGGCACCAGCCGAATCATCACAGTCAACGTGAACGGCGTGGACTACACGGTACGAGTCAACTTCCAAACCTCCGACATCCAACCGGACAGTCCCGCCAAACTCAACGGCATCTACGTGAATCTCACCGGCAAAGCCGAAAAAGGCACGCTCATCGACAATTGGAATCCGAACAGGCTCGACTATGTGGTCGCATTGAAAGACGCGAACACCAGCGCCTACCTGCTACCGGAAGCCCCGGCAGGAGTAACCGTCAAAGCCGGAAACGTGACCCAAAGCGCACAATCCAACCGACAGGAATGGACAGTCACCGACACCGCCACGGGAGCAAGCCGCACCTACAGTGTGACCGTAACCCGTCCTGTCAAAACCGCCGTCACCGAATTCCAGCCGAAGGAGCCGGTGGAACAGTCTCCGGTCAAGACACCAGACTCTCAGACTGACACGAGCCTCGCATCCGTCGGTTACGTTGGCAAGGACGGCAAGTATGTGCCCGTCACATCCGACAAATTCGACATTCCGGAAGGCGGCACCTTCTCCTATGAGACGAAGGTTAGCCAAAGCGCCGTAGTGTCCAGTTCCCACAAGGGCATGACCTACACGTATACGGTCAGCGTGCTCTCTCCGGACGGCAATACGTTCACCCAACATGACTACACCGTCACCTACATCACCGCCGCCACCCACAAGGCGGAACTCACCGGCATCTCCGTGGACGGCAAGCTCATTAACGGATTCGACCCGAACAAAACCTCCTACGAAGTGGCTGTGGACAATCCCGACAAGTGGACGGTCGTAGGTCAATACGACAAGGATTCGGGAATGAGCATCACCATCAACAAGAATGGTGCCGATGCGACACTCACCGTCACATCCGGAGATGGACTCGTGTCCAAGGATTACAAGGTTCACGTCACCAAGAAACTGTTCGGAGGCGCTGGAACCGCTGGCGTAAGCGACCTCGCGCAGACCGGCGTGAACACCGGAATCATCGGACTGGTCATCATCGTGCTCGCCGCAGTCGGCGGACTGTTGGCCATGGCCGTCAAGAAGCTTGGCAAACGTAAGACCGCAAGCCAGACCGAAGAATCCTCCGACGGTCAATCCAATGCCGAGACCGAAACCGAATCCGACCCGGACAAGAAGAAACCGGCCCATAAAGCCGAATAACAGATAAAGCCTTGCCCTCCCCGACATGAAACCATGCTTCAACCAGTTGCCAAAGATTGGAAGAAGCATGGTCGGAGCGGGCAAAAATCGGAAGGCTGGCCTTGGGAACTCTCCTGCAAACCGTACTTGAGACCAGCTTTCCATACTTATAACTGAACAATCAAAAAACGCGCGGGGGGGGCTTCTTTTCAGCCCTTCTCCCGTTTTCATGACACACTCTCCAGAAGGGAAGCTCAAGGTTATGAAACCCGGCCTGAGAAAGGTTGCCGCGCTTATCTTGGCTACGGCGACAATGTTCGGTGGTGGCGCATTGTCCGCGTCTACCGCTTTGGCTGACGATTTGACGGTGGATTCGTCCACGCAAGTCCAAGCCGACACCAGTAATAGTGGGAACGCCGACACTAATAGTGGCAACACCCAGTCAGACATTACCGGCAGTAGTAATGCTGACAGTCAAACACAGTCGGACGTTCACGCCGACACTAGTATCCGAGCGCAATCCGCTCCGGAAGATGCTAAAGACGTTACCATTCATGACATGCTCGACACGGACACCGCATACGTGTCGAAACTCAAACTAACCGACCGAGCACTGGAACCGCACCATTCGACAATGACAATGAGCGTGGCGACGATAAGGACGCGAGCAATGATATAGTCCGCTCGTTCGATGATGTAATCTACGACTACGATTACACCGTCACCCCGGATTCGACCATGGACTATTACAAGCGTACCCGTGTCGGCTTCCATTTCGAACTGCCTTATCCGGCGGATAAGGTCACGTTCGACACCGACCAAATGGGTTGGGTAGACCAGACTCCCGGCTATCAGCCGAAACTCACGACCGAAACCATCAACGGTGTGAAGACGCAAGTGTACACCTGCTATCGCCTGTTGGAGCCGACTTCCAACAGTCCGACCGTCAACCCCGGCACCAGCGCCATCCAGCTCGCGGTCAAAGTCAAAGCCGCGCCACACGGATACAAATTCCGCCCGACCGTACAGGCGTGGACAGCATGGAATAAGAACAATCCCACCGACACCGGAACACACAAGGCAATGTCGGACACGCCAAAGGACGTGACCGTAAGCGCGAAACTCAACCTGAACATAAGCCTGCAATACCAAATTACGGGCGGCGGCACCTACGATTTCAATACGGGTGACGCTACCGCGCCAAACAAAGGCAAAGGCAAGATTCAGGGACGCCAACTGCATGTGCTCGTCCGTACCGCGATGCGTTGGAAGGACAGGTCGAAGGGGTTGAAGGGCATCGAAGTGCCCACCGGAAGCATCGGCTACAAGCTGAACGTGTCCAGCGTGTTTCAGGACGACGACGACAAGCATGCGAAGCATGCGGGTGAAAAGCAATGACAGCCGATACTTTGGGACAGAATCCACCAAACCACCACTTATAAGTGGAACGGAAAGAGCACTCACAACAGGAAGCGCGACTCGTTCGACCACAATGGTAGTTTCCCCAGCTCCATCACCGTGGATAAGGAGTCCGTCAACGACGGAACCACCGTCTACGACGACGGCACCATTACCGACAAAGGCACCACCGTCAACGTAAGCTTCACTGGCTACGACACGTTGAACTACCCGTGCGCCAACGCCGGACAGTACACCTCATTCGGCAAATGCTCCACCGCATACATGGACGGCTCCCTCACCCAACAGCAGGTAGCCGCACTGCACGTGGACGAGTTCACGTTCATCCTCCCCACCGCCACCACGGACGGCAAGACCGCCGCCCAGTATTATGGCAAAGACCAGACCGGCAACGTGACCATCACCGATACCGCACTGTCGGCCACCAGCGTATCCGGCATGACGCTCGACACGTCCGATACGAACACGAACCAATCGGTCGCCGACGACGACTTGGCATCAGGCAACTGGACAGTAAGACTGCCCGGAGCATTCATCCAGAGCATGTACTACACGAACGCATCCACCCGCACCGTCGGACGTTGCGACAACGCGACCACCGGACGCTGGCAGGACGCGGAAAGACACAAAGGTTCCGACCGAGTGTTGGAAAACACCAAGTTCGGCATCGTCACCGCAGCCGAAAACAAACTGAATTCGACCGGCAACGGCAGGGTGCTCGGCGTCCACTTGGTCAAATGGGACCCCGACATCCTCACCCCGTTGTCCGCAAGCGACAATCCCGACCAACCATACACCGTCCACGACAGCTACAGCACGTGGGGCGCGCGCTTCTGGTGGTCGGACACCCGCACCAATGACGGCATGGAACCCGTCATATGGGGCGTATTGCCCAACGGCGTCAACTTCTCCACCGACACCGCGCAAGCCAAGGCCGACTATGATGATTTCGACTGGTATCCGACATACGCTCAGGCTGCCAAGCATGGCAAAGTACTCGCCGCGCAGATAATCGACACACGCGTATGGGATACCGCCAACACGTCATACGATTCACGTATCAGCGTCGGCGCCACGCTCCCCATGCAGGTCAACGACAAGACCGCAGGCAGGACGGCGCAGACCACCGGACAGGTTGACTACTGGACACGCAACGACCTCGCCAAGAAAGCCAACCTCGACATTGAGGACGATTTGACCACGTGGACGGCATACGCGCGCTCCATCACCGGCGACGACTACACGAGCCTCGTCAAACAACTAGGCAAGCCCAGCCTCCACTACGACGGCAAAACCTATCTGAAGGCCACGTTCAGCGACGACGGCGTATATCAGGGCGGCGACACCGGCGGAAACAACAAGGGCGACACCCTGTACGTCGTGGGCGAACGTCCGGCAATCGGCATCCACACCAGCCAGAAAGACACGGCCAACACCGTGTCGAAGACCATCTACGATTTGGACAAGGAACAGCGTCACGCCGACTGGGTGATAAACGCGACCGCCAAGACCGGCGACAGCAGCACCGGCGGCGACTATCTGACCGACTACCACATCAAGGTCACACTGCCCAAGGGTCTGACCTACACGGACGGCTCATCGACCGTGGGCGGAGAATACAAGGACACTGATTCAGGACAAACGCAGGGCGTTGTCACCGGCGGCACGCCCGTCACGCCGACCGTCACCCCAAACAAGGACGGAACAACCACATTGGAGTACACGGTCAACGGAGTGAAGGCGGACGGGACGGACACGCTCGTCAGATTCTCCACCACCATCGGAGAGCCGTCCGACCCGGAGACGGACGCGAAGAACAACCAGCAGTATACGGTGAACACGGAAATCAGGTCGAAACGGTGGATGGGCACCCCGTCCGCCGCCTACGGTCAGACCGCCGCCTACACCATCCGCGTGTCGCGTACGCACGCGTCCAGTCTTGCGACCCGTGCGAAGACCCTGTTGAACGAGACCCAGTCGAATCTTGGATTCGTGAATATGCTGGGCAACTTCAGCCGTGACGCGAAACCCGCCCCGTATGCGGTTGACATCATGCCCTACAAGGGGTTGGGACAGTCCGACTATCACGGCGAATACACATTGACAGGACTGTCGGTCAAGGCCGGTGCGGGCGCGAGCATGAGCGGCGTCAAAGTCTACTTCACCACCGACCCGAAGTGGCGGAACGTGGATGCGACGAAGATAACCCGCGAACAGGTCGAACAGTGGACGGAAGCGAAAGTGGATGCGACGACCGGCAAGGTCGTCATCCCCGACGGCTGTGACCAGCCGGTGGCATGGGCGTTCACGTCGCCCAGCCTTCCCGCCAACGCCCGCTACGACTTCACACTGGGCATCAAACCCACCAATAATAGTGCGGGCGACGTGTACATGAACCGGTGGGCTGACGGTGACAACAAGGTTGACGCCCTGACCCAGATAGTCGAGCGCAAGGTCAACGGTGTCGCATGGTTCGACGTCAATCATGATGGCATCCGACAGGATTCGGACCGTCTTCTCTCCGACGTGACCGTGACCCTCTTGGACAAGAAGGGTAAGACCGTCACCAGTGTGGACGGCAAACCCTGCGCCACTCTGACCGACAAGAACGGACGCTACGAGATAGGTTCCATTCCAGCCGGTAGCGGCTACAAGCTCAGGTTCACGCCGAAAACCGGCATTACATGGCACGGGCATCATACGACCGTCAAAAACGCGAAGGACGCCAGCGAGGCGACCGATTCCGATAGTGATGAGGAGGATGATGCGGACGGCAACATGATTGCCGGAGTAATCCCATTAAAGGATTTCCCCGCATTGAACAAGATGACTGCCGCCATCTACGAAGACCTGAACGAAGACCACGGCATTTACGGCATGGTCATGCCCACGGTTCCGGTCGCCGTCAAAGCGGTCAAAGTGTTGAACGGTCGTCCGAACGGCGCTTGGACTGAAAAAGACAAGTATGTCGCGGACATCACCCCGTTGAACAATGCTCCGAAGAGCGCGGTGCCATCCTCCATCGCGTTCACCGACAACAAGACCCAGACAGTCAGAATTAACACCGGCGCGTTCACTCAGGAAGGCACTTACCAGTATGAGGTGAAGGAACGCAAGGGAGACAATGCTGGAGTCACGTATGATGACCGTGTTTGGATACTGACCGTCACCGTCACCGACGATTTGAACACGTTCGACCGTCATGTCACGGCCAACGTGTCCAATAATGGAATTCAATCCGACACCGTCCAGTTCACGAACACGTATGCTCCGAAGGATACGCAAGCCCGTATCGTGGCAAGCAAACTGTTCACGAACGCAGACCAGTCGGCCACCAAGATTACCGACTTCCAATTCGACCTGTATGCGAACGACAAGGCGACCGGAACTCCTATCCAAACCGTGAACGCCAGCGCGGACGGCAAAGTGGAGTTCTCTCCGCTCCTGTTCACCAAGGCGAAGCTGAACGGCAAAGACAAGGACACCTTCTCTTATTCGGTTCGTGAACGCAACACGGGTGCGGCGGGCGTCAAATATGACGACCATTACGCCGTATGGACTGTGACCGTCACCGACGATAACAGTGGACAGTTGAAAGCCTCGCTCATCAATCCGGCCATCTCCATGAAGAATGGCAAGACCATTGACAACGGCCAGTTCGTCAACTCGTATTCCAGCCAGCCTGTGTCCGTCACGCCGAAAGCCAGCAAGGTAATCGACAATCCGAAGCACACGCTCCGCCTGTTGAACGCCAACGAGTTCACATTCGAATTGCAGGACAAGAATGGCAAGACCATCCAATCCAAGACCAACAATGCGGACGGAACCGTAACCTTCGACAAGCTCGCCTACAATACGGTAGGTGAACACGATTACCGTATCGTGGAAAAGACGGGACAGTTCAAAGGCATCACCTACGACCAGACCGTCCACGCCATGCACGTCAACGTCACCGACAACGGTTACGGACAGTTGAAAACCTCCACCTCTTACGACAATACGAACAAGACCCCGGTCTTCCACAACACGTATCAGCCGAAGGACGTGACCGTGAGCCTCACCGCACACAAGACGTTCGACAACAAGAACGCCAGCCATGCGAAACTCACCGACTTCCAATTCCAACTGTTCGACAACGAGCAGGCGGTAGGCAAGCCGTTGCAAACCGTGAACGCCGACCAGAACGGAAACATCAGCTTCCAACCGTTGACGTTCACCGCCCAACAGTTGAACGGTGCCAAAACCCGCACGTTCACCTACACGGTGCGTGAAGTCCGCCAGTCGGCGGGCGGCGTCAACTACGATTCCCACATGGGAATGTGGCAAATCACCGTCACCGACGATTTGACCGGACAGTTGAAAGCCCAAACCAGAACGAACGCGGCCTATCCGACCACGTTCACGAACACGTATCAGGCGAAGCCGGTCAGCGTACAATTCCGTGCGCACAAGACCCTCAACGACCCCGACCATACAGGCATCCAACTGCAAGCCGGACAATACGAGTTCAAATGCGTCGAGGACAAGACAGGCGGTCAGGCTGGAACGGTGAAAACCAACGACCAGCAGGGCAACATCCTGTTCGACACCATCTCCTACAAGAAGACGGGAGTGTACGACTACACGCTCAGCGAAGTCCACGGCGACAGGGGCGGCGTCACCTATGATGCTACGAAACATCATGTGAAAGTCACCGTCACCGACAATGGCGAAGGCCAACTGTTGGCCGACGTGAAGTATGATAACGGAACCAACATTCCGGAATTCACCAACACGTACCATGCCCAACCCGCCACGGACAATCCGACCGCAGTGAAGAAGATGACCTCCCCCAAGGGCAACAAGTACACGCTCAAGGGCGAAGACTTCGCATTCACGCTCCAACAACAGTCCGCGCCCGCCAACGTGTCGAACGCCGACCAGACGAAACGGAACGACCGGCAGGGCAACATCCGATTCGACCAACTGTCGTTCCCGCTCGTAGGCACCTACGTGTTCACCATGTCGGAGCAGGATACGACCGTTCCGGGCGTCACGAAGGACGGGACGGTTGCGACCATCACCTACGTGGTCAAGGATGTTGACCATACGGGCAAGCTGACCGTCGTATCCAAGACCGTCACCCCGACCACCGGCGCTAACGGCAAGAACATCACGTTCACCAACCATTACAGTCCGAAGAACGTCGGATACTCTATCAGCGGCGTGAAAAACATCGTCAACACGGATACGGCAACCAGCCGCGTTCCGCAGGACGGTGAATTCAAGTTCCAGTTGAACGCGGTATCCGCACGCGACGCGGACGGCAACGCCATCAGCATGAACGACATGCCAATGCCAGTCGGAAGCCAAAACGGAACGCAAACCGTGTCCAACAAGGGAAGCGGTTTCACATTCGGTCAAATGGTCTACACCATGCCCGGCGTATACACGTATCACGTGAAGGAACTCGCCGGAACGGACAAGACCATCGGCTACTCCACTCAGGAATACGATGTGACCGTCACCGTCACCGACCAAGACGGCATGCTCGCTGCCACCGCCGACCGTCAGACCAATGACATCCGATTTGACAACACGTATACTCCGACACCGGTCAGCGTGCGACTCGAAGCGGCCAAACATCTGACCGGACGTGACCTGAACGACAACGAATTCTCCGCCGAATTGAAGGATTCCAACGGCAACCTGCTCCAAGCCAAACAGTTCGCCCGCGTTCCACGCGACGCGCAATCCGACAAGGTAACTGCACGCGAAGGCGACGGGACCCTCGAATTCGACAAGCTCACGTTCGACAAGACCGGCGTGTACACGTACACGGTTGACGAACAGGACGGAACATTGGGCGGCGTCGCCTACGACACCACCAGCCACACCGTCACCATCACCGTCACCGAGGACACGAAGAGCCACAAGCTCGCCGCCAGCGTCGCCTACTCCAACGGCAAAGCCAGCGAAAAGAGCATCCTCTTCCAGAACACGTACCAGCCGGAAGACGTGTTGGTCGAACTGTCGGCCAAGAAGAATCTGACCGGACGTGAACTGCAAGCCTACGAATTCGAGTTCGAACTTGTGGACGACAAGGGCAATGTCATCGACAGTGAGAAGAACGACAAGCAGGGCAACATCCAGTTCAAGCCGCTCACCTACGGTAGAGACAATGATGGAGTGGATGATTGCGGTGAATACCGGTATGTGATTCGCGAGAAGAACACCGGCGAGAAGAACGTCACCTACGACAAGACGGAACATCACGTGACCGTCACCGTAAGCGACAACCTGCAAGGCAACCTGACCGCCAAAGTCCAATACGACCCGACGGACGATACGGCGAAGGATTCCAGCACCATGCCCGTCATGCCGACCGCTAAGGCCGACAAGACCGACGGGGATGCCGGTGAGGATGAGAACAATCCGACCACAACCCCCAGCATGGTCACAACCACTGGAACCCAACCTGAGTTCACCAACTCGTACATTCCACCGGCGACACCGGCCATCGTGAAGACGATTCGCCAACTCGCCCAAACCGGTGTGAACACGCCTATCATGACGGTCATTCTGTTCACACTCGTGGGAATGGGATTGATGCTCGCCCACTGTCGCGGAAACACGACCGTGACCGCACGCCACAAGAAGTAGGTTACGGCAGATAAGTGAAAAGGCTGGATAGGGAACATTACGGCTCCCCGTCCAGCCTTTTTGTTTTTGCTGAGATTTTTAGCCACCTCATGTGATAGCATGTATTTTTACATGCAAACATAAGGGAGGAAAAATGCAGTTGACAATACCGGTGGAGACAATGGTTCCCATCAGTCGTTTTGGAAGAGGAACCGCAAGCGCGGAGTTTTCAAAAGTGGCAGACGATTCTCCGGTCACAGTCATGAAAAACAATCGGCCAACCTATTTCATACTGAACGAGCATGATTACAGGCATTTCCGTGAGCTTGAATGCGAAGTGGAAGCATTGCGCAATGAGGAGGCTCGCCGTCAGGCGTTGAATCATGAGTACACCCACTCTTCCCAAAACGTAAACGACATGATGGATTATCTCAATGCTTTGTAAACGAACGTTGGAAACCATTCAGCCGTTCGACAATGACATCAAACGGCTGAAAAAGAAGCATTACGACATTAACAAGATTCGCGAACCTCTTCAAGCTCTTATCGAAAACGATGTTGACCTACTCAAAACCAAGTATTCCGACCACGAGCTGACCGGTGATTGGAAAGGTTTCCGCGAATTGCACGTGGAATCAGACCTATTACTGATTTACTACGTGGACAACGATGTGGTCTCTTTGGTGTTAGTCAGACTTAACAGTCACGACGTGCTGTTTTCTAACAGAGAAGTACCCCGTAAAACGATTAAGTCCTATTTGAGGGCGAGAAGAAAAGATTTCTAAACCCTTGTGGCTGAATCATAATTGAAAAGTTCCGACTCACCGTTTTTTGGCTGTTCTCGCATGAGGTATACTGGAATTGTTCACACAAGCGAAGACTGCAAACAAAAAGGAGAACCAAAATGCTCAGCCTTGAACTTTGGACTAAGAACAGCCAAGGCGAACGCACCTACCAAGGCACCTACCGTCGTACTTGGAAGACCATGCGTGGGCTTGAAAACTTCCGCCAAAAAGTCATGGATTATAACGGTTACACGCTCGAAGACTTCAAAATCAAAGGCGAAGAATCCCGCAAGGACAACACCAAGGCGGTGGGAACCCTCAAAGTGGGAGACGTGCTCCACTCCGTCTACGGCTACGACATGATTCTCAACAGCTACTACGAAGTGGTCAAGGTCAGCCCCAGTGGCAAGACCGTGCAAATCCGCCCACTCCGCAAGAATTATGATGGAAGCCCCAACGACATCGCCGGATGCACCGTCTACCCCGACGTGACCAGCGAAAACCGGTTCGCGGGCAAACCTGACAGCCATCGCGTCCTCGTAGACAATGACGGCGAACCCTACGTGAAAATCAGCACCTACGAATACGCGCACCCAATGGATATGAAAGAAGCAGTCTACGGGTCAATGGAAGACCACAACGACTAAAACAGAAAAAGCCGGAAGCCAAAGGAAAAAACCTCAAGCTTCCGGCTTTTTTGTTGTTTTGGGGAAAGCTATCTGAAAACCTTGTCTTTTTGGGTGCTACCATACATTTTTTTCTGAACCACGATACCGTGGCAACCACGTCAGAACGAACGGAAACACAAACGTTTTTCCCGAAAGCATGGAAACCGTTCCCGACGGCTTTTAACAATGGCGGCAATCATGCCTTTCTATCTCTTTTGTTATGCTGGCGCGTTTTCCTTTTCTATGATGTATACTGGAATTGTTCACACAAACAAAAGGTTTGACGACCCCACCAAAAAACAAGGAGAAAAAATGCACTTCCTAGGCGCAGTCATCGGAGGCAACAACACCAGCGAAGCCGAAGCCATCATCGACCCATACAGCGAATACGAGGAAGTCGAGGAATACGTCCTCTACACGCGGGACGAATTCCTGAAGGACAATCGAGAGAACGACAGGCGTCTAATTGAACGCGAGGGCGAAAACCAGCACGACAGAACGAGCGAAGCCTTCGGGAAAGCGGAACGCCGACTGGCATTGAATGATGAAGAAGCGCTCGAAGCCTATGCCGAATACTGTGGGTACAGTCTGAACGAAGACGGCGATGTGGTATCTACTTTCAACGACGATTCGTTCTACGACTGGTATGAGTTCGGCGGTCGTTGGGAGGAAATGGTAGGCGGGCTTCAGGGAATCACCTGCGGCGAACTCAAAGAACGTTACAGCGACGGTGATTCCGAGGTCAGAGAGCTGTTGGACTGCAATGTGAGCGTTGTCTGCGACAATGACGGTTACGAAGGTGGGGTGTGGTTCCCCGTGTCAAGGGATGCTCTGTTTGAGAGGCTGGGGAATGATTCTTCCGCTCGTGTCTGGTTTGTCGATTTTCATGACTGATTGAGAGGCTTTTTAGGGTGACGGTCTTTTAGGACTGGTCGCCTTTGTTTTTCATCCAATCATGTGGTATACTGGAATTGTTCACACAAAAAGGCCGAACAAGCCAAGCAAAAAAGGAGAACCCCTATGAATATCAGCGACACCATCCAGCCGTTTGATGTCGAACTGGAATTCTGGAGCGATGATGACACCGCTCTGCTGTGTATTCGACATAATAAGCTGACGAAAGAGCACTGGAAGCACGTCTACGACGAGCATAAGGAATCGTCTCCAAAAAGCGAGCCGGATGAACGCTATATCTTCTCTGAGTACCATAAGGACAAGAACGAGGTCGTCTATTGGCTTGACCTCGACAACGACAGCTACTATGTGACCAAATCGTTGGGAGGCGAAAGTCTGGACTCCATGGTTCGTTCCATCGCCTTGGCTGGTCGGTGAGTTTTAGGCTCTGGGTCATGGTCTGCTTGGGTGAACTGTGCCCCTGTTTTTCTGGGTTGACTTTTGTTTAAACATAGCTTATACTGGAATTGTTCACACAAACAGGGGTTGAAAACCCACCACACATAAAGGAGACAAAAATGCTCAGCCTTGAAGTCCAAATCAGCAAACACACCAATCGTTGGGTGGACGTCACCAACGACTTCCTCAACATCACTAGCCGCAATTACCTCAGCGGACGCAAGCACTGGCGAACCATGAAGGGCGTCGAGAACTTCATCGACAAGGCCATCAAGACCTACCCTTGGCTCACTCGTGAGAACTTCCGCATCAACGGCACCGAAGAGGAACGCCGCAAGCCACAGACCTCCACCACCGACGTGGAAGTGCATGTGGGGGACATCTTTGTCAGCTCTTGGGGTTACAGCATGACCCTCGTGGACTTCTATCAAGTAACCAAGGTCAGCAAGACCGGCAAAAGCGTCAACGTCCGCAAGCTCGCCTACAAGGTCGTGGATGGTGCCACCTGCTCCCCGCAGGGTGGGCGTGTGGTTCCCGTCAAGAACTGCTTCGTGGGGGAGGAGTTGAAAAACAAACGCATCAGGGGTGATTATGACGTGAAGCCCCGCCCTATGTTCACCGTGAATGATTGCGCCACTGCCCATCTTGTCGATGGTATCGACCCCAATGGCTACTTCATGTGCAACTGGGATTGATTTCCTAATTGAGGGAACTTGTACAGGAAACGTACAAGTTCCCTTTTTTGTTTTCGTCATTTTCTAGGGTGGGGAACCTTGCTTGTCTTTCCGTTTGACAATCCTGTTTTTGTGGGTTATACTGGAGTTGTTCGCACAAAAAGTTAAATCCAAGGAGAAAAACATGACCATCAACCTGCACGACCTCACTGGACAGGAATCGGGAATAATCCTCGTGGAAACGGATGACGGACGACACATGAACATGGTCGCCAACTGGGGAGCCAAGGACGGACTGCCGTATCTTTTCGAACCAATGCTCGAACCATTCTCGTTCCTATTCCTCCCCTCAGAGGATGTCCACGTCGAAACCGAACGCATCCACAGCGGGGCACTCAACGACGAAATCGCCCACGACGGTCTCGAAGACTGGAACCCGTTGGACGACGATTTGGACTCGGACGAACCCTGCGAAGTATACCCGCTGTCAAACGGCTGGATTGTCGTCGCCCCGAAGGAATGGAACTGACAAAAATGAAAACACGTAACGGCCTCAACACCGTTGCACACACACTGCCGGACTGGCATGTGGTCAACGACCGCCAATTCGGACGCATCACCGCGTACGACCCCCAAGCACGATACGAGATTACCGTCAACCTTCCCGACCGCGACACTATCCGCATCGTCCGCACGCAGTACGAGCTAGCCGAGGATAACACCGTCCTCAATACGTCCGACATGGGTGAGGAACAGGCATTGGCAGAACTGGCCCGTCTGCTGGCCGCGCCCATGCCGCGCACCGACCGGCTCATGTGGCTGAAAGACCAGTTCGACAAGACCGCTGAATGGTGGCGGAACACGATTGGCGACGAACAGATGGCGAAGGACACCGATGATATGGCCGAACGGTACATGCATGTTTGCGAGTACTTCAACAAATACCCCGAACGCGACCCGGTGTCCGTGTTCAAAGGATGGCTGCTGTGTGAGAAGCTTGGCAGTCCGTATGAGACGCGCCGTCAGACCGCATTGCACATGCTGGCCGACGTGTGGCAACTGGACAAGGACTAAGGGGTTGAGATGGAATATTTTCCGAACAAACGAGCGGTGGAACTGCTCTGTGAAGACGCTAACAATGAACGCGGCTGGCTCAGCGACGGACTATACGAGACGGCAACGGTCGATAAGGACACCGGCATCGTCCATGTGGGCGAACACGGCAGCATCGACCTGTATGCGATTGTCAGTCTGGTCGAAAAAGGCATCAAAGACGAGGGAGGAAAAATCTATGGTAACGGATGATATTAAGCTCATCGACCCAATTCGACGCGGACATCATGGAATCCTACGCAAGGAAGTGGTGAACCATGCTTGACCTTGAACAACTGCTATCCGACCTGCGCGATTTGGAACACGAACTGAATTCGATGGGTGTCGAAGCCGTATTGGACGAGCGAGATGATGGAATGCCGGAATTCCACTTCGGAGAGTTCGGCGGAGGACTCGAATACGATAAGAAAGGGTTCCGTTTCACCATTTGGGCTGGCGAGAAAGATAATGTTTTTGAGACTGTTTTCTACAAAGAGTTCCGCCACGAACTGATACGCCGTCTTGCCAACCAGTACGAGCGGAAAGCCGAGGACGTGCGCGACGGTTGGAAGAAGCTTAGCGGGGATGATACTCCCATGCCGGACAATCTGGTCAAAAGGGCTGATGGATATTCAAGTCAGGCCGAAAAACTTCGTGACGCCATCCAAAACGACGATGTGCCCATGCTGTTGAGTGAGGAGGACTTCAACACGCTTTCCCATCATCGTCCTCTCATGATTGTTCAACCGGAGGAATTGAGCAAGCGTCTGCAAGGAATGGGATTGCTGAAACGCAAATACTGGATGGACGATTTGTATGACGAGCTGACCGACGAAGGACGCGCGGCAGTCGGATATACAAGCAGAGTCAAGAACTTGGCTCTACCTAGCGACTTTAGGAGATAAGGAGAATGAGGATGGCGGGTGAATGGCATTGTTCCAAGTGCGGCAAGATATTGAATGTTCTGGACATACACTGGACTTCCGATGTGGTGGGACATGTTAACTGCGCTTGCGGCGCGAGTTATCTCATAGAAGGCCGCAAAATGACCGACAATGAGACGGTGTATTACATTTCCGACAGCAACACGGACTGAAAAACAAAAGAAGCACAAGATAATGTTGAACGTCGATTTCGAGGATAACGGTAACGACGAATACGGTCTGGTTTTCTCGCGGGACAGTGAATACGACCCGCTCCCATCCTTCCAGTTCAACGACCGTGGGGAAGTGTTCATCGGCTTGCCGGATGATGACGTGTCGGAACAGGTGAGGGATGTTCTGAACAGAAGGTATCCCGTCGATTCGCGCCGACAGTTGGGTGAGGCCGTCTACGACCGTTTGAATTTGAAACGTCAGGTGTTGGAGTCTGTGATTCGTGCCGACGAGAAGAATGGTCGAGACGCTTCGGAGAAGAAACTGGAATTGGAGTTTTTGGAGGACGTGTTCGAGTCTTTGGATGATATCATCTGATTAGGGTCACTCAACTGATTGTGGTATAGTGGGGATGTCCACACATAAAGCATTCGCATAAAAAGGAACCACTACATGAGTCAGTCAGAACCAGAAACCGACCTCATATCATGGTTGGAACAACAATGGGACAAAGCCGTCAAAGATTCCGAAACCCCGGACGGGGAACTGCTGGAAAAATACACTTTCTACGACGGCCTCACCACAGCCTACGAATTCACCATCGCCCGCGTCAAACAGTATGGAGTCCAACCGACCACAGACAGTCGGACAGCCGCACTCATGGAAATCATCGACTATGCGAACAAGAAGAAAAAAGAACTCCGCTACAACCGTATGATACGGAACCTCACCTCCCCAGACGAGTCACCGTCACCCGACGAACAAGGAGGCCACAATTCCTACGGCGACATAATTCACATCTGCGAAAAACTCTTGGAAGAAGACGAATCATGTTGAATCTTAAGGAACTCATTGACGTAGGTTGCGCCCAAACCATGGTTGACTCGGACGGTCAAATATACCCGTGCAGTAAACCCATCGTGGCAATCCGCCACTGGCCGGATTACGGTGAAGGGGACAGTTACAGTGGCGTCTGCCAACAGCACTCCCAACAGGCCGGTATAGAATTTATCCCGTTGAAGAATGTTCCCAATCCACTGCTTCTGCCGTTCTATCTCACCTATGAGGATATTGACGATAGCAGTTCATCCACCCAACCACAGGTGGGTGATTACGGTGTGGCAGTCCGCGAGAACGCTCACGGTCAGGAGGAAATACCCTTCCACATCGAACAGGAGGAGCATACCGGTCTGCCGGTCGCGGTTCTGAACACTCAACTGTACGCAAAACCGGAGGATGATATAGAAGACGGCCAATATGTGAGCCTGTTCCAGTTGTATCTCGACGGTTTCGAGTTGAGCAGGACAGGCCGGAAGTGAACGAAAATGATAGAACCGACGGTATCCTACTCTGGACACGACTGGTTTTGAGCCTAGCTCAACTGGTCGTGGCATTAAGCGTTATCGGACTAATCGTCGCACCACCATTGACAAATGGACTCAATCGGTTGAAAACCGAAATCTGGGGACGGTCAATCACCTTAGAGGCCACCGTCACCGACTGGCAGGGCAATCCCGTTCCCAACGTGACGGTCACGGTCGTCCATGACGATGGCACTCCCTACAAAGATAGTGTCGGCAATCCCGCCAGAAGCGTCACCGACAAGAACGGCAGATACAAGATTAAGGCAAACGTCAAGAGAACCTTCCGATTGGAAGTGGTTCCACCTCAACAAAACCAAAATCAGAAGGAGTAGTAAAACATGGTAGATTTCAACGAGTGGAGTCAAGACCCTTTCTCTCTTTTTGCGGCGTTTCTTACCTTGGTTATAACAGTGACCTTCATTTCCGGAATTATCTTTTTATTTAACGATAAAAAGATTAAGAAAATCGTAGGCGGACTGTTAGAAGTAGGATGCATTATCAGTGTAGTGGCGTTGATTATGACGCTGGGAGCGGAGAAGACCCAGCACCCGACCTTCGAGGAAGCATTGGCTACATCCTACGGGTACGAATCCGTACAATGCAAAGGGGTTGGTGACGTGCGGGACGGAGACACCCCGTGCGTGGCTTACTCCAATCATGGTCGTAAGAGGCAGGTCATCACCGTGGTAGGCGACTCGGAGAAGAACACCGTCAGAGTGTACGATTCTCAAGGGAATCTGGTCAAGCCGGTCTTGACGAAAGCCCCGTCCAAGAAGGACTGAATCAATGGCAGACCCAAAGTACATGCGAAAAATCCAATCCATGTGCCGTTGTCAAGACTACGGACGCATGGTCGAAAACGCCGACATTGACCCCTATCGTCAGAAAAATGAAAGTTAACGGGGTCATTTTCAACAAAAAGTCGATTTTAGCCCCGTTAACAGAAGAAAGGAAAACAAGATGGCGGTGAACGTCACTCAGAAAGACAAAACCCTGCATGACACCATAGACTGGTGCAAGGAACAGATAGCCCGAATCAACGAGATGATTCCCACCGCTTCGGACGAGAATTTTCTTGTAGGGGAACGGTTCGCGTTGCAAGCCGTCATCGCACACTGCGAGGAACAGTTGGGATATTCGGGTTCTATGCCGTTGGAAGTGCCAAATCAGAGCGAGAAAGTAATCCGCTGATGTTGCCTGAAGATACGATTAGCCTGTTTGTTTTCCGGTTTTTGGCGTGATTGCCAGTCTTGCTTTTTTTTGGTTATACTGGGGTTGTTCACACAATCTATTAAGACAAGGAGAGCAATGTCCAACATATTCAAAAAACTGAAAAACTGGACTTTTGACGTACTGGGATTCGTTTTCTTTGTCCTGCTTGAAATGTTCCTCTATCTTATCGAAGTCATCGACTTCTTTGCGAAAATTAGAAGACCACTGTCTTCTGATTTCAAGAAAAAGGAGCAACAATGCAAAACCGATATGTAAACGGATGGTACGTCACCTGCTGGTATTGCAAGAACACCGTCGATGCCAATAGGGTCAAGTGTCCCTACTGTGGAGCTTGGCTTTTCCTCACGCCGCAAGACTATGAAGAACTGAGAGAAGAAGGAATTAAACCATGAGCCGATTGAATCTAGTCGCACGAATAGACTCGTCATTCCCCGACAAGACCGCCTACAAGCGGGTATTGGAAAACGGGGAAATCGTCTGGGAGAACAGCAAAGGCCGTGAGAAATGGCGTTGGGTTCCCATGATTGTGGAAGAGCCGTCCGAGAGCGGACGATTCCTCGAAACGGAAACCGCGAGGAATCACCATCAGTACAAGCTGGACTCCCGCAATCCACTCCGACTGTTCGAGTCGATTCTTGCGTATAACAAAGTCAAGGTCACTGACCGCTGACGTTTCACCGTTCCCTCTGCTATACTGGAAACATTCACATCATACAAGAGTGAAGGACAATCGTTGACCAAAAAATACTCATACGCCTACACCAAGTCGCTATACGACCATCAGTATCCCGACGAAAAACTCATCTCCATTCACGAGCGTCCACTGGCTGACCCGACCGGCAAGCTCACCGCAATCATCGACTATGAGAAGCCGTTGAGTCGTCACGACATGGACAAGTACGATTTGGAGGAGTTCCCATTCTGGCTCGCCCAAGAACATTACCTTCCACTGTTCAGCGAGGAATGTCCACTGAAATTGGAAACCCTTGAGGAGATTCGGGACGAAGTCGCACACGCCATCAGCGTGCTCGCTGACTATCATCCGTTGGGGGATGCGCCCCACGGCATCCACGTCGGCGGCATCGTGGACAAGGATGTGAAGAAACTTGACTTGTACCGCGTATACGACACCATTCCATCTTGGGGAATCAACATGGTTGAGGAATTGATTACCGGAACCGACCCGACCGAATTCACTTTCTGGTATACGACGAGCGATATCAAACGCCAAGCGGACAAGCTTCATAATGAAGGCAGTGCCATACTGTTCGCGGACGCGAGTAATAAGTAGAGTCTTGGAGGATTATATGCATACTGACGTACACGAGACCATTTCCGATTGGATGGACAAGCCTATCGAGGAACTGGCCGGTAAAAGGGCTATCGCCATCACCGTAAGCGGAACCACCATCGACGGCGAATTGGAATACCGTATGGAAAAGACCGAGGATGGTCTACGTGTGGAAAGCCTGAATTTCGTGAACCTGCCCCAATATGTGGTGGTTTGCCTCAACGGTGGAGGCAATCATCTGGCGGACACGCTTTTCAAGTCGTTGAACATTCTCGCCTGAACGTCGGCTTTCCTTCCGAAGAAAACTCTGCTATACTGGATAAGTCCACACATAAGCAGTCTTTGGGAGGAAAGCTTGGAAAAACAAAACCCCAAAAAACCGGCAAACCCCATCCAACTACGTTCACTCGGCTGGGTGGACGAAGAACTGGCGATGGTACAAGACCAGTATTCGGCAACACTGTCTGCCATCAACTTCCCCTGCTACACGCAATCCTCCAGCAAAACTAAAGACTATCAAGTCGTGGTTGACGGTAAGGACTACGGCATGGTTCGGGAAATCAACTGCGGAAACCGATTCGAACACCGTGCCCTCATGGCAGACGGTGACTACATCGAACCAGTATCGGACATTTTCCACACTTCGGCAATCGACGCTGTCTGCGAACTGGCTCGACGCCATCATGATAAGGAATTCGCCAGCCAGCTGACCGACTATGTGATAGCGGTCTCTCAAGTGCAGGAACTCGCGTCAGCCCAATTAAGAAAAAACACGAAAGACCTGTTATCGGAACACTTCCGAACGACAAACGTCCACCACTCTGGCCGGGGAGAGCAATGATGATTTACGCGGGACAGAAACGCAAGGCCACGGAAGCTCAGATTCGACTAATTCTCAAACTCACCGACCAGTCCGACCTTAATAACGTGAAAAACCTCGAAAACTGCCCTCCCGTAGTCCGCTATAAGGAAGACTTGAATAAGAAATATTTGGACAATCGAACCGCCGCGAAAATTATCGACGGTCTGATTCAATGGAAGGAAATCTATGGTTGAGAAAGCCACGCCCGTCATTGCCGATGGGAAAAACAATCCGTTCGTCAGAATCGGTCAAGGATTCCTCGGCGTCATCCGTTTCGTCAAACAGGTTGTGGCCGAAATCCGCAAGGTAGTCACGCCCACCGTCCGCGAATGGGCGGGCTGGTGCGTCGCGTCCGGAATCTTCGTGCTGCTGCTCATGGCGCTTGTCTCAGGAATGGACTTCGGACTGGGCAAGCTGACATTGTGGGTGTTCGGCTGATGGGCGGCGAAGGCATCGTCTACAATCCCGTGGACTGGCGGCATGCCACAACGACCGAACTCGAAGGGCAACGCGTCATCGCCCGATTCGACAACGGCACCGTCGTGGACGGAACCATCATCATAGCTCCCGGTGGGGCGATAGGCGTCTACATGGGAGTCATGGTGCCCATCATCATGAAAGCCCCGTCCGGCCTATTGGAGGAAGCCGACCATGTGAGCGCATTGCAGGTGTTGGATTGCAGTAAGGAAGGAAAATTCTATGCCGGATGAACGCATCGAAAAAACCGCAATTGCGGTCTTCGCCGCGCAAACCAACTGGGCCGACTTCAATCCGAGCGAAGAACAGATACGAGACTTGTGGGACGGGCAGATGGACGCGATACATGACTCGTTCCGCCGTCTCGCTAAAGCCGCCTTGGACTCGCAGGAAGACCAGCCCGCCGACCTCGACTGGGAGAACGTCGAACCGAAGGTTTTGGACAGCCGCATGGTCAAGGCCGTCACCGTGGACGGCACCATCGTGCGAGGACGGACGGTCGCCGTACACGGGTCACTAGACCAGCTCATCGTCGAAGGCATCCTGCAACCGTTGCTTATGCGGTTGCCGGGCGAACATTGGCGGCTTGCGAGCGGATGGAAAAGTCTGGTCTTCTACAACAAAACAAAGGAGCAGTAATTATGAAACATATCCTTCTTGGATTCATCGCCGTGTTGAGTCTCATGCTCGTTCCCCTCATTCTCATGCACAAAGGCAAGGGAGGCGGTTTCTCGAATTTCGCTGAATCGTTGACAGGTTCGGCGGGAAGCTCGGGCGTGGCGGAAAAGAACCTGAACCGTTGGACGGTAGTGGCGGCTGTCGTCTGGTTCGTTCTCATCATCGCTTACGGAATTCTGGTCAAACTCTCCTGACCTGATATTAGAAAGGGAAAGCCGATGGTTCCGGATAAAAAATATTACAAACTGTTACATGAGAAGGGCGGACTGGGCAGTGACACCGTCATCGTGTCCAGTGACACTTTCCGTGGAAAACCGTATCTGACCATCGACTTTTCCGACTGCACCGAACATAAACAATTCTCTATCGATTTGAACGAATTGGAAAAGTGGAAGGAAATGCTCGATGCAGACTGACCCGTTAACCCCCCGAGACCTGTACGACAACGTGGACTTCTACCGTAACATGAGAATGAACCTCGACAGTGATGGTGGAGGCAACGTGTGGCGTTACAAGCATGCACGGAACATCATTCACATCCAGTCGAATATGGTCGCCCAAAAGTATCGAAACGGAACCGCCGTCGGCACGCAATTCCGACTCTCCGGTACCAAACTGGACATTGCCCGACGATTGGATTGCGAGCTGGCGGTACTGAACTTAGAGGAATGAATGGAATCATGGCTGGCATACTCGTCCGACTGGTATTGAGCATAGGTTGTATAGCCGGTGTGCTCATGTCGCACACGATGGCGGTATTGTTCGACCGTTCCGTCACGCTCTTGGAAAAAGCGTTTTTGGAACACTCCTACACTTCGGGGCAGAAACGTTGGCTGGGAGTACGAATCTACGGCTGGCGGTTCCTTTATCATTTGGCCGTCGCCCTGATGGTGGCGTTCATCATCATGGCGACAATCCTTTTTATCATGTTCTGTTGGGCACTCTTTGAAAGAATAGGTGCGATTTGAGTTACGATATTGCGATAGTCCGTTCCGACATTCCGGACGATATGGTGTTCATGGTCGCTTGCGATTGGCAAGACCGTGGACTGGAAAATTTGGATATGGTAGGCACTTCCTGTAATCCGACCTTCAACTATTCCGATTTCTTCCAAGCGTTCCATGTGCGCCCCACCACAGACCTGCACGGCAAGTCCGCCATCGTGGTCAAGGACATTATTGACGAAGCGTTGGATGAAATCGAAAAAAATCCATCAACGAATTGGAACAGAAATACTTCCTCGACAACACGGGGAAGGTCATCCGCTGGGGGAGTATCCCCAATGCTATCCAATGGTTGCGTGACGTGCGCGACTATTGCGAACAGAATCCCGGCTACAAGTTCATCGGGCGTGGCGTGGAAATGACTGAACACGGGTTGGCTAGTCTTGGCACCGTCAGAACATTCGCTCCGGAATATGCGGAACCATCCGACCGGCAGGGGCGGAAACTGTTGGAGGAGTCTGCTGAACTCGCCGCAGTGGGAATGGATTGGGTTGCCGACGGCACTTCCGACAAGCGGATTTACAGTCGGTTGGTCGAAGAGTATTGCGACGTGGTGGAAGCGTTGGGAACGTTCGCTATCGCCTATGGCATCACCAATGAGGATATCCGCAGGGGTATGGGCGAGTGCGAGAAACGCTTCCGTGACGGTCGAGCCGGTGGGAGGAAAACCGTGGAGGAGAATAAAATCATCGACGGATTGGCGGAACTTTCCACCCGACTGGAAAAGGTTCAGAAGTGACAGCGGATTTCTCCGCTTGGCAGGAGGTTGCCGACCAAGCGAGTACGGGCGATTTTATTATCAGTTCTCTCATTATCGTTAGTGTCATTGCTCTTGTTGTCGGCGCTTTCGCTGTGAACAAGGGTCGGACACTGGTTTCGACTGTTTCCGTTCTCGTGTTCTTCCTCTCGTTCGTCACCGCGACCACGGTGAAAATGCCGAAAGCCCCGTCCCTCAACCAAAGCTTGGAATACGTGTACGGACTGTCCAGCATCAACTGCACACACAAGGAGTACTCCGATACAGACAGTAGTATCCCAACAACCAAAGGGATAATACATTCCGCGAGACGGGGCGAATACACCGTGGACTCAATGAAGGACATCGAGAACGGTGTGGACGCCGAATGCTCCGTCTACACGAAGGACAACCGGCAGGTCAACGTGGTAATCCACAAAACCGACAACGGCAACTACTGCGTCTATAATCAGACGGACGGGAAACCGTTGCCGCTCAAACATAAGAAAGCGCCGACCAAGCTCAGCGAACTAGGAAAATAGTCCGCACGAGCCGGTCGGCGCGTGGCTTTTTAAACACCATTCAGACTAGTCGATGAACCAGTCATCCTCGTTGCCCTCAGTGGCGGGAGCCGGTTTCGGCTTGCCTTTCCTTTTTGGCTTCGATTGGGAAGGTGTTTGAAAGGCCACGTCCCCATCATTCGGCTCCACGTCCATTTCGCCCAAGTCTGCTTGCCTACGGTTGGCCTCCTTGGTGGCCGTGTCATGGTCTGTTCCGGATACTGACGTTCGGGCACCAATGAACGAGAAGATTTGCAATATAATCAACAGTAGGATGAAAATAATGCCAAGAATCGTAATGATTCCAATGATTCTTCCCACCGTCTCGCCGGTCATCCAATCAAATAGGGAGCCAGTCGTCTCCTCCGAAGCAAGCTCCGGATTATCTGTCGCCAACTCCTGCCTATCCTTTGCGATGTTCAAAGCGTGCATTCCGTAACCCAGCAGGGGAATGAGCGTGGTGGGCAACATTCCAGCCAGCCACATGAGCCAACGGGCTTTGCGATATAAGCTTGTGATTTTGTATAGGAGTCTCATGTTTCCAGTATTTCGCACCGGTTGATTCCTTGGCTCGGAAAACCGGAACTTTGACTTCCTCCCCACGGCCGAAGCCGGGGGATTCCCTTGTCTCGCGGCAAGGGTTTCCTGAAGGGACTTGTTCCCCGCCTACCGAAGTGTCGCTTCGGCGGTTCGAGGGTCCCCTGATAAGAAACTATAAGAAACTATGAGCATATAATATATAACCATGCCGGTTGAGCCTTACTCCCGTAACGGTTTTTCTACCATGCGAGGTGCCTGTTAGTCCACGGAAAGGTGTCGGAAACCCCATAAAAGGGTGTTCGATAGTCCATGCTGATGGTGTTTGATAGTCCATGTCCGGCATGATTCATAATCGTCATGGTGTTTGAAACGCCACTAAAGGTGCCTGTTAGTCCACGGAATGTTTGACGTTCTGCCTGTGGAAATGTGGATAAGCGTGTGGAATGGTTGAAATTCCAACGAAAAACTAGTGGATAAATTAAAGCTGGAAAGGCGCGTGCAATCCGTAGCGTATACGAGGGTGCGTGAAAGGCCACGTCGAGAAACCGTTCAACCCGTTGGGAGGTGTTTGAAAAGCCATGCGAAAGGTGTCCGAAAAGCCACGCAGACACCCGCCCACACATGGCCTTTCAGACACCAATACTCTCCAAGGTGTCCGAAAGGCCACGGTCAACTCAATCTGACGTGGCCTTTCGTACACCTTTCCGTTGAACCGATTGCAACGAATGCAAAGCCACCTCGAACACATCCCCATTAGCACCCACCTCAACCTCACGGACAGCACGGGTAGGAACCGACGTGGGACTCGGATGCAGAATAATGTAATCCTCATACGTTGGACACTCAACATTCAACCCCGGATACACCTTCTTGACCTTCTCCAACGATTGACGGAACATGCGCCGAAAAGACTTCTTGACCGCAATCTGGTCTCCGAACCGTTCATACAGCCAATCCCAACTCACCGGAAGGTCACGGCGAAGATTCTTCATACTGCCAGTCAGCCAAATGTAAATGTCGTAAGGCATGACCGACCTGCCTTTCAAAAGGTAAGTGGACACTCTCGTATCGAACGGAGCCGACTCACGACTCAACCGTTCATACACTTCATCGGTCAGACGGAACGTGGCACCGGAATAGCCCACATTCTTCTCATCATTGATAATGCGCACGGCCTGAACGATAGGCAGATAGGCCGTATCCCTCACATTCAACCCCTTGCCCGTGCCGGACGCGCGAATACTGATACGGCAAGCCAACAACAGTTCCAACTGTTCCTGCACGCTCTTCGCGGTACGCCCGCCATGCGGCAATCCCATTTCCTCACACAACTGGTAGATGCTTGGAATGGTGATGGTCTTCGTCTCCGGGTCAACATTCCTCGTCTTATGGCCTTTCGCCGCACGAATCTGCTTAGCCATCCAAGCCATCAACAGTCTCGGATATTTGCCGAACGGGAACCGGCGTTTCCTATCATCCCCATCACCCGTCACGCCAGCTTCAAGCATGTATTCCAACCGTCCGTTCGACTTGCTGACGAAATCCACATCATCGGACGGTTGGGCTGGTGGAAACAGTGTGGCGGTGAGAATGGAATGCCCATACCATATTTCCATACTGTTCGGCTCGCGGGCTTCTATATCGTCCAACAGGTTGACCCGTCGAACATCCAACTCCATGCCGGGTATGTCAATGTCTAGAGCGTTCTGTTCCACTTGCCTGTCACTCATGTTCCGTCTCCTTACGCTTCACCGTGACTGTGTACCCCATGGCGTCCAATACCCTGCACATGGTTTGGAAGGATGGGTTTCCTTGACCGCATAGGCTTCGGTAGAGGGATGGCCTCGCCAAACCGGTCAGTTGGGAGAGCGTGGTCATTCCATACAGTCTGGCTAGATTCCCCGTGGCCGACTGTATGAGAGTGGGGTCTTCCGACTTGAGCTGGTCTTCTATATATGCGACTGTGGTTGCTTCTCGTATTTGCTTGGACTGCATGTAGGGGAGTGTAGCCTGTGAGCGACGTTGTTGTCCAAGTTTCCAAGGCTGGTGTGGAAGGTTTTTGAGGGCGACACGCCTTGGAAAACCTTGTTTTTCGTTTCTGATTTGACACGTTTCCTAGAACTGCTATACTGGCAGTGTTCACACAAACGAGGTTCAATAAAAACATCACGCGCGAACAGACTGTGAGAAGACCGCTTCTCATATCCAGCCCGCTACTGGAACAGTCACCAAGGCAACCGGGGTAAAGACCTTACCCAGTAAGGAACACTCCCTGAATGTTGCCGCCCGTTTGAAAAATGAATAGAGATAAGGAAACATGGTTCGATAGGACTTAAAGCCCATCAAATCATGTTCGATATGAAGACTTGCCCATCATGGTCGAATCTTCAGGAACTATCACGCCTATCCAAAACCAGAAAACCAGTTCAATTGGAAGTTCTAGGAGAAGCATGAAAACGCTTGAAGACAAAACCATGACAGGCAAAACCGCTGTCAACCTTCCGGCTGGAAATCCCAGCCAACCATTCTATTGGTTCTGAACCACACCTATGGGAAGCTCGGACGGAAAACCGGAAGGAAGACGGCATTTTGGGGCCGACAGGTTTCGACTTGAAAATCAAGATAATGCAAGCATGTCGGAGGCTGACGTGGACAACCGTCATCAATCCATGTCAAACAATAAACGCCAAGACGAATTCTTCGCGTAACTTCCAGCTCGCCGCCTGAAACACGGTGAAGGAAGAACAGGGTCGCTGATTTGCTGTAAGGCGATTCTGAAAAAGAAAGGACAGCAAAAACTCGGTGAACGGCAACTGTTCATCGTTTCATGACTGAGTTGCAAAACTGTTCCGGGGTGCCTCTTCGACTGGAACTTTCAACATATATAAATGAGATGGCTAAACATGTAGAAAACATCATCAACGTTTTCAAGGACGAGGGTTCGATTCCCTCCGGCTCCACGATTTTGAATGCATACCGTATTCAAAACAATGTTTGGATAATTGCCTTACGGGCTTTTATCCAAACTCTAAATAGAGGAAACTGATGTGCGTGCTAAGCGACTCCTGCAAAACAGACTCTCCAAACTTGAAGGAAAAACTTTGTAAACAAAAAATCAGTTTCCTCCAATCTCTGACTTTTGTTGATTTGTAAGCGGGGAGGGTGGTACGAAAATCAATGGGTCGTTCTGTAAGAACGAAAACGCACGTCCCTCAATCGCGCGACGCTCTGATGGCGAAATCGGTAGACGCGAAGCACCCAAAATGCTTTACCTGAAAAGGTGTGAGAGTTCAAATCTCTCTCGGAGCACGAACCTTGATGGTTCTCCTTTAACTAATCCAAGCGGGAGGTGGGTTTTCGTTCCTTCACCTCCTGTTCTGCCCCTCTAGCTCAATGGTTAGAGCAGCGTCCTTTTAAGTCGTGGGTTGTGGGTTCGAATCCCACGGGGGGCACGACCGCAGTTGGCGTAACTGCGGGAAATCGGGAGTGTAATCCTGTGGCTCGTCGTATTGGATGGGCAATTAAAAGCGTCCGCGTGGAATGCGCGTAAAACACCATCATCCCATTAGAGAAAGCCATTGCCCCGCAACAATGGTAAGTAGCGAACGGCTGATGTGAATGACTCCAATCCGGAAGACGCGTTGCGGGTGTCCTCGCGGAACGGAGACATACACCCTTGTAGCTCAGCGGAATAGAGCGCCGGTTTCCTAAACCGGACGTCGTTGGTTCGACTCCAACCTTGGGTGCTAGGTTTCATGGAGGTAGCTGTCCGTGAAACTGATGGCATTGCTCGAATAATCCTACATGGTCTTGTGGAGGATAAGAGTTTCCCTGCCTTAATCAGGTGGTTGATGACCGAAGGGGAAGAACGGTGAAACGGGGTACTTAGCAGCCCACGACCTTGCCGTTGGCGGTAAAATCCAACCCGCCATGCCGCGTCTATCGAGTTGGACTTGGACGCTAACTACAGGACAACGAGAGGGTGGCGTCTACGTTGGTAGCCCACCCCATATGTCACTAGCTCAACGGTAGAGCCACGGTCTCCAAAACCGTAGATGTTGGTTCGATTCCAGCGTGACATACTACTTCTCTTACAGGTTGTTCGAGAAGGCTTCGGAGCCGTCTCATGGCGGTTCCAGTTTTCAGCCGACCCGCCCAGTCGCGGGAACGGTCTGCTGAGCCTCTGCGGAGGCTCATCCCGCTTCGGTGGCGAAACAGGTAAACGCGAAGCTCTCAAAAAGCTTTGTCATATTGACGTGAGGGTTCGATTCCCTCCCGAAGCACGAACCATGAATGGTTCTTCCTTTACAGTGGCGATTCCCCATAGGTTTCGCCCCATCGCCTTGATAGCTCAGTGGATAGAGCGTCTGTCTCCGGAACAGAAGGTCGCGGGTTCGACCCCCGCTCTAGGCTCTCGTGTTTTTCAACCAGAAAAGAAGGAACTCAAAATGACCATGTCTGATGAAACACGGGTCATCTCCTCCCACGCTCTCACCGTGGAAGGAATGACCCAGCCACAGGTACAACCACTCAACCTCCCCACCGGATTCAACGGTTATCGCAAGGATTCCGTTGAACAGTACGTGAACGGGTTGGAAACACAGATTTGGAATCTGCAACGCCAGTTAACGGAAAAAAACATGGTCTTGGACAAGCGTCAATCCGAACTCGGCAAACGGGAGCAGGAAGCTGAATCCCTCCGCCAGCAGATTGAACGGTTGAACGCCGACTTGCAGGACGCCCGTCAAGCGTCGGAAAACCCGATGCAGGAATTAGGCACCAGCCTCGGCAAAGAATTCCAAACGTTGAAAAACACTTACGAGTCGAAGAAACGTGAGGAGCTGGAACAGGCCCGCACGCAAGCCGAACAGATTCTCCAACAGGCCAAGGATGAATCCCAGAAGCGGCTCGACTCCGCGACGGAAACCACCAGACAGATGATGACCGCCGCACAGGATAAGAAGCAGAAGCTTGAACAGGAATGCGCCAAACTGAAAAAGGAAACCGACGATAAGGTTGCCATCCAGTTGGACGCGGCCAAGAAACAAGCCGAACAGATTATCAGCAAGGCGGAAGCTGACGCAGTCAACCGTTTGGACAAGGCGTCACAGGAAATCGACCTCCGAACCAAGAAGGCTGAACAGCATGCCGCCGAATTGGATGCGAACAGCAAGAAGCTGATGGAAGCCGCTCAGCAGAGAGAGGAAACGGCGCAAAACAACGTCGCCAACTCTTTCGCCCAGTTAAGGCAGTTGGGCGCGGACATTGACAAGCTGATTTCAAAATCCAAATAATTATTCGCGGGCCGTCAAAACGGTCTGCACATTCCCCATTAGTGTAATGGCAGCACACGGGTCTTTGGAACCTTTAGAGGTGGTTCGAGTCCATCATGGGGAGCTAAGTTTCGACCGGCTGTTTTTGGCGTGTCGAAACTTCGGAGTCGTGCCTGAGTGGCCGATAGGGGCACCCTGCTAAGGTGTTAACCGTTTCATACGGTTCGAGGGTTCGAATCCCTCCGACTCCGCTGGGAATGGGTTTCTGATTGCGAGTCTTCCATCCCATAATAGTTTGGAATGGTCGTAAACATTTTTTCTCTGCATGTAGTGCTTTCCAGCCCGCAAACACAATCCATCCCCTCCTATTGCGGGAGTAGTGAAAAGGTCATCACCCTTGCCCTCCAAGCAAGTATCGCGAGTTCGAATCTCGTCTCCCGCACAAAGTCCCACACTTTTTATACCCCTAAAGCTCGTGGGACAATCCATGGCATGACTCTCACATGCGCGATGGACGACAATCCTGAAATCCATGAAGGACTGTCAGCAAGCCGTATGCCTTGCACCCTCTTGACTCACGCATACATGCCAGTGTTCACGACATGAACTCACTGATGGGAAACAACCAAGCCATGTCAAACGCCAAACAAAAAGCGGAGTCTACGGGTGTTTTTCTCTCCACCCTTCTCCTACTCCGCGTCTTTGTGTGAACAGCTCCTCGCCGGTGGGAGTGGCGAAACACCGGCTTATTCTTTGTTAGGTATTTTGTTTGAATTTTTGTTTGAATATATGTCGTATTTTCCTTATTTATACTTGTCGATTTTGACGAAAATATGCAGCCTGATTTGAATATATGTCGTATTGCCTTTTGCTCAAACTTTTCGGACGCGTAAGCACTGAATGCTTCAGTTTGAATATATGTCGTATTGCCTTTTAATCACACTGAAGGGAAACTCGCAGTTTGAATGTATGTCGTATTACCTTTTGCCCAAACTCCCACCGTTCAATGCCTGTTCCCGTTTTGGTTTGAATATATGTTGTATTGCCTTTTAATCAAACTTATGTTTTCTTCGGTAGTGCCCGAAAAGTTGCGCACTTTGGATCATGGCCGTCCATGGAGCGATGATCAGTTCGCTTCCACGAGGTTGT